AAACCCCTCCGGCCTTACCCTCGATGCAACCAAGACCCAGATTTTCACTATAGATTATACATGGCTGTCTGTTGGTCGCGTGCGGTTCGGGGTAGAGATTGGCGCACATATTCAATATGTGCATGAACATAGTACGGCAAATTCGGTGGTTGTCCCGTGGGCCTCGACACCGAATCTTCCATTGAGATATGAGATTGTAACTACTACGAGTTCCGGTATCTGTTCAATGCGGTGCATTTGCTCGACCGTAATTTCCGAGGGTGGGATGAACAATACGGGGATTGTTCATTACAAGGGAACCGCTGGTGCGGGGGTAACAACTGATACTGCTGATCTTCTGTTCGCCGTTATAGGAATTCAGTTAAAAACAACCCATCTTGGGGCGAATATAGAGGTTCTTGAATCTCTTGTTCAGATACATACGGCAAGCGAGTTTATCGAATGGATTTTGTTGTATGGCGTGAAGGGCAACGCAATCACGGTGGCGGGGACGTTTGATTACGGGGATTTGGCTAACTCCGCCGTACAGTTTGCTCTTGGAGCGGGAGCTACGAATACGGTAACGGGCGGGACTCACGTTGCCGGTGGGTTTCTTGAGACCGGCGGAGGTAACTCCGGCGGTTCTTCAGGGGGCGATTTTCTCCATACCATACTAAGTCTCGGAGCTGCCATTGATGGTACACGAAGTCAAATGGTGTTGTGTGTAAGACCCATCGGGGGTGTATCAGTTGTGACCGTGGAGGGTGCGCTTGTCTGGCGTGAGGCCACTTGATAATACCGCATTTCGTCCAGAACGAACTGGACGTAAGCGATACCGACTTAGCCAACAGGCTTTCCGCGTTCAACTGGTGCAACTTGTTCGATCACATTTTGCCGTTTACCGATGGGTCGGTGGATTCTGATGATAGGGCGCATTTATTGGGATTGTATGCGGGAATAAGTGTATTCCGCCCACCCAAACACGAGGGCTTATTGCCCAATGTTGGAAAATTTCTCAGGTAGGAGACTAAAATGGCTACTTTGTATATAGACGTTTGGATTGATGCCGCACAGACCTTGATTGGCAGGCCAGTCCAGAATATGGCGGTTAGTATTCCGGGCACATCCGCCGTGATAACGAATCCTGCCAACGGCAAAGCAAGGCGACGTGTTCGACTATATTCCGACGCGGACTGCTTTGTGAAATGGGGCACGTCTCCGACCGCTACGGGCGGGACGGATAGCATCCCACTTGGGGCCGATAACCCGGAATCCTTTGATATCGAAACCGGCGACAAGATATCTGTGATAACGAGGGCATGACCATGAGATACAGAGAAATTGACGCACTTCTTCGTGAAGCGGAATCACGGCTTGAACTGGCCGCTGCCCTTAAGGACGGCAAGGCGGCGAAGGAATTTCGCAAAGAGCGTGAAGCACTGGAGACGGCTGTTGGTGGGAAGAAGCGGCTGGATGAGGCTGATAAGATACTTTCCAGTGCAGAGAATGAATCTGCCAAGATCATTGCTAGTGCCGAAACCGAGGTGCGCGGCATCGTTCGCGTGGCTGACGATAACATCAAGGCCGAGGTGCAGGCCCTTGAAAAGAAAGAGGCTGGTCTTGCCGTTGCTCTGGATGATGCTGTCAGTCACAAGAAAGCGAACAAACAGAAGTCGTTGGAACTCGAAAATGCCGCGCTTGCGATCAAGGGCCGTGAGGAAACCGCCAACGACCGTGATTTACATCTCAACAACCGTGAATCGAAGGTCATTGCTGGCGAGGAACAGATTGTAGTGCGTGAGCGTGAAGTCACGGAACGTAAACAGCGTCTTGAGAAGGCTTGGTAGGAGATAGCAATGTCAGCAATTTTTCGATCCGCCCGTAACAATGTATGGGTTATTGAGCAAGCCGTCACCGTGCAGGCAGCGGCCTACGCTACGGGTGAACTTGTAGGCGGGAAATTAACGCTTGCCGGACCATTCATAAAATACGGTGGCCTGATCGAATCAGTCATCATAACCGATCTTGCAAAACAGAGTATTGGAAAGGACGTGGTGATTTTCGACGCTGACCCCTCCAATACGACCTTCACCGAGAATTCAGCACTTGCCATTGCTGACGCTGATTTGGTGAATGTTATTGGTGTCGCACCCGTTCTTGATTGGTTTGATTTTAGTGATAATTCCGTTGGACAGGCGTTGAATCTCGCAATTCCATTCGTTCTGGATGTAGGGGATAGTCTGTATGCGGCAATTGTAGAGCGTGGCGCTCCGACTTACGCATCGACTTCCGACCTAACTATACGAGTTGGAATCCTGCCAGGATGAGCACTCTTCATTCGCGCCTGTCTTCGCGTATCGCGATATTGCGGGGATTCGATGCCAGGAGAGTACTCGATTATGACTTTAGATTAGGCGCGGGCAATGATATTGCCAACGCATCCCGTCGTGGTTTGCGTTACAGCAGCACACCCACCATCACCTATACTGGTGGGGATAATGGAACTTATTTTGACCAAAACGGCGTCTTGCAGACCTCAGGCACGGACATCCCCCGTTTCGACCACAACCCCGTCACGGGTGCCCCGCTTGGATTACTGATTGAAGAGGCTCGTGAGAATCTTGGTCTAGGGAGTGAGGATGCTTCCGACAACAGCAATGAACTTCGCGTAACGGTGTCCACCAACACTGCGGTAGCGCCGGATGGAAACACGACGATGGATAGTCTCCTGGAGACAGCGGACACCAACACCCATCAGCTTAATTTGGATATTCTTACGGTATCGAGTAGCACCCTTTATACGATCACATATTCTTTCAAGAAATTAAACAACGACTATGTTGAGTTGAGTTGGATTGAAAATGGCGTGAGTTCCTTAACTCCCCATATTGTATTCAGATTTTCCACCGAGGCAGTAGTGGCAAGCTCTGGAATTACATCTTCATTTATTCAAAATATAGGGAATGGTATCTACCGGATTGGATTTAGCGCCACGACCGAGAGCGACACGACAGGTATGCTCCCCATTATTTTGACAAACACGGATGGGTCTAGTCAACAGAGTTATGCGGGGAATACATCCAACGGCGTCTATGTGTGGGGAAAGCAAATTGAAGCAGGGGCCTTTCCAACCAGCTACCTTAAAACTGTTGGAGCCGCAGTCACTCGTTCCGCAGATGTAGCGACAATTGCGCTTTCGGATGTGCCGGGGTTCAATCAGAGTGCGGGGACAATTTTAATCGAAGCCGTAATTCCTTCTATAAATGCGGCTTCGGGGCAGGCTCTTGTTGTTATAGATGATGGCGGATTAACGGACAGAATCAGGATTAACCAAACGGCGTCTGCGGACACGGTTCAAATAGCAACTACAAATTCCAGCGGCAATAACGGCTCGTCTCAATTAACTGGCATTGTTGCCGGGACGGCGTTCAAGATTGCAGGGGCATACGCGCAAGACGATGTAGTCGTAGCTTTCGATGGTACACTAGGAACGGCGGATACTACGACGGATTTGCCAACAACGGATGCCCTTACAACGCTGCGGATAGGACGTGATAGCGCGGGTGACGCAACCAACGGCCACATCGCCCGCCTCGTATACTGGAATGTCAGGCAAACCGATGAATTTTTGCAGGATGTGACGGCATGATCGACCGCATGTTGAAAGTCACCAATCTTCGGGATGCGATATCCACCCTGAAATCCGCTGGCGTGGCCGAGATGATCCACAAGGCCGACGACGGGTCCGACACAATTTCGATAGCCAATCACCACGTCGCCATCAAGGTATTCCGCAACCTGCTCATGGTGCGCGGAACCTACGACGCGGAGGGTGTCGAGTTGACGGCTCCCGTTTTCGGCGGGCTGCATCTGATGGTGCGGCTGATATCGGACAAGGCGAAGGCGCGCGCGAAGAAGCTGAAAAACCTTGCCGGGTTTGAGGTCGTGGCGAATCCGGGAACTGTGGGGTGGTTCGGTGGCTGACGAATCCCGCGTTGAGGAAATACTAGTCCGCCGAACCGCGCTGAGAAGTCGCCGTGGGCTGTGGTCAACGATGTGGGATGACCTTGCCCGCGTTCAGCTTCCTCGAAGATTGGGATTTGTCACCCAGACCAGTGAGGGTGATCGTAAGACAGAAGATATATTCGACGGTACGCCGATGCAGGCTGCGCGAGCCTTGGCGAACGCCCTTGGTGCGATGCTCCGTCCTGAAGGGGAGAAGTGGCACCGCATTCGTGCTGTGGAAGATATTGACGAGGCTTCCGATGAGGCAAGTGAGTGGTTCGCCGATACTGACGAGAGAATGCGCGATGCCTTCGAGAATCCAAAATCTCGTATGCGTCAGGCTCTTGGAGAGGCCGATGCTGATTTAATTGTTCTCGGGACGGCGGTGGTTTTCACAGGAGAGGGAGACAGGAATTTACTATTCCAGACACTTCACCTCAAAGATGCTCTGCCGTTCTTCGGTGAGAGCGGTAATCCCGAGGGAATGTTGCGGGATAAGCGATTCACTATCCGACAGGCAGTTTCACGGTTTGGTCGTGAAAAACTGAGCGAGTCAATCAAACAGCAAATAGAGAATAAAAAATGGGACGACTACGTGAATTTCGTCCACGCTGTTCTTCCAAGAGATGAGGGTCGAAAAGAAGCAAATCTCGCCCGTAATCTTCCTTGGGCCGATTTGTGGATTGAACTTGATGAGAAAAAACTTCTTACTTCGGGAGGGTTTCACGAATTCCCCTTCGCGGTACCAAGATGGGATACTTCCGCCGGAGAGGAATACGGACGTTCTCCGGGGATGATAGCCCTACCTGATTCTGAAACCGCGCAAGCCATGCAATCGACTCTTTTGGTTGCTGGTCAGAGAGCCGCCGATCCTCCCCTCGCGGTACCCGACGATTCGACATTTGACGCACCGAATACCTATCCTGGCGGGCTTGTATATTACGATATCGAGTCCGCGAGGGCCGTTGGCAGAATGCCCATTGTCCCACTTGAAACCGGGGGAAATATTCCTCTCACTCGTGATATGCAGCACGATATTCGCGAGCAGATATGGAATGCGTTCTTTAGAAATATTCTGAGGCTTCCGGTGGGTGGTCCTCAAATGACCGCCACGGAAATCCTTGCGCGCAAGGAAGAGTTTATTCGTGAAATCGGGCCTGTGTTTGGAAGGCTGGAAACAGATTATACGGCTCCAATTGTAGAGCGGTCGTTCAATATCATGCTGAGAGCAGGGGCTTTGGCTCCTATCCCCGAAGTCCTACAGGGCCGGGGTGTGCGGTTTGAATACCAAAGTCCGATTAAACGCCTTCGTCAGCAGGTTGAGGCTGCTGCTGCAAGGGCCTGGGCCGAGGAAATGATTTTCCTTGGTGAGTTGAAACCAGAAGCCCTTGATTTGATTAACGTGGATGCTCTTGGCAGATTCAGTGCGGAAGCCGCTGGACTTCCTCATAACATCGTCAATGGCACCGATGAAGTTGAGAGATTACGTCAGGAAAGGGCTGCGGCCCAAGCGGCTGCGGCAGAAGCCGAACAGTTGGCGGCTGGCGTGGATACAGCGTCTACAGTTACGAATATGCCTGGGGTTAAGGAAGCTTTAGAAGGAGTAGCAACATGATCCGCGACCATTTGCTTTTTACAGCGTTGATTCCACAGACGCGCTTAAAAAATGGCAATTTAGACAGTATCGTAAAGGCTATAGAGGATGGCACAGACGTGTTGTTCGTTTGTGACCAAGTGCGCGCAGAAGACTTTCTTGATACTGATAAGGCTAATTTTATTGGCAAAACAGTCGCTTGTGCCTATACGCGCGTTTTTGAGAAGCGCGCCGAACTCGCGTTGCAAGGTAGCGCGTTAAACAACAAGGAAGATGCAGCATGAATATTGGAGGACTGAGAATCCGCCCACTGATTGATACGCCGGGTTCGTTGGAATTTCTTTGGTCTACAGGGCGGTTTGTAGTGATTTGGCATGTTAATAAACGTGAGAGTGGATATCCTGGTGCGGGGCTTAGGTTTTATCGCTGTAACTGGGCAAAATGATCCCTTGGCCTTGGCGGCGCGCTGGGAAACCTGATCTTGATGCTTTCTTTGCGGAACTTCAGCAAGCGCATCCCGGAAAGAAGAACTACACAAAGATGGACCGCTACAGGGACTTCAAGCGGGTATTTCAGGACAATGACCAAGGGCGGAGGGTGTTATACGAGATTTTGTTGCTGTGCCACGTCACTCGTCCTTCAGCCGAACTAGCGCAGTTCAACCCCTACGAGACGATGTTTTTGGATGGTGAGTCCAGCATCGGCATGAAAATTATTACGATAATGGGTGCCGAGCCCTCGGTTCGACCCACAAGCACTAAGGAGACAAGATAATGGCTGACGAAGCCACAGAGACCACGGAAACAACCGAGACCACGGAAGTTACGGAAACGACAGAGACCAAACCCGTCGTTGAGACTGCGGAAACAAAGCCGAACGGTGAAACTGACGACTGGCGCGGTGCTATTCAGGATGAAAAGCTGCGCGACCATGCCGGTAAATTTACTTCGGTTCTGGATTTGGTCGGCAAGCATTTCGAGTTGCGTCAGAGCCTTTCCACAGCAATTCAACCGCTTGGAAAAGAGCCGACTGAAGATCAGGTAACGGATTATCGCAAGAAAATGGGTATTCCTGAAACCAACGAGGGTTACGAGTTTGCGGTTCCAGAAGGCCACGAACCGACTGATGGCGATAAGGCGTTTCAAACTTCCGCCGCTGCTGCTTTTCATGGTTTGAATATCTCGACTGAACAGGCCAAGGGTATCAGCGAGTGGTGGAACGAGATGGCTACTGCAACGTTACAGGCGCAGATCGATGATGATAAGGCGTATGCCGATGAGACTACTGCGGCGCTAAAAAAGGAATGGCCTGGGCAGGAATTCGAGCGTAACAAGGCAATCGCCGACCGTGCTGCTGTCAAGATTTTCAAGGAAGAGATTGACGAAATCAGGAAACTCGAAACTAAGGACGGACGATTTATTCTCGATCATCCGGCAATCATTAAAATGCTGGCTGGGTACGGTCGTGAGATGGAAGAAGGAAGGCTTGGCAATATTATGACGGACGGCGAACTCAACGATAACGACGCCCAGATTAACGCTATTCAGAAGAAAATCGAAGAGGCAACTAACAGCGGCGACCGGGAACTTGCGAACAGGCTCTATCAAGAAGAGCAGGAGCTTTATCGCAAAGCCTTCGGTGCTAGCTCCGTGGTCGGCGCTGAGGGGCGGGTAGTCTAATGCCTAGACACGGATCGAAACCCATTAAACACAAACCCAAACCGAAACCCAAACCAAAATAATTCGTTAGGTCAATTTTCTATCGCGGCTCTCCTGAAAAGGCCCCGCATACGACCATTAACTGCACTACCAAAGCCCCACAGATTCGCACGGCGGCCCCTGTAAAGGCTCTCTGTACGGCGATTTTGTGGCTCTCGGCGGAGTGCCTCATCAAAACTTACGGATGAGGTGACTCAAAATGAGTACATCTATCGATCAGGCCTTTGTCCGGCAGTACGAGAAGAAAGTTCATCTCGTATTCCAGAGAACAGGCTCGTACCTGAAAAATACGGTACGATTTCGACCGGACGTTATTGGTTCTTCAACGACGTTCCAGAAGATCGCCACCGGCACCGCCACGACTAAGGCGCGGCACGGAACGATCACTCCTATGAACCAGACCCATACTCCTCACGAGGCGACACTGGCGGACTTCTATGCCGGTGACTGGGTCGATAAACTCGATGAAGCCAAGATCAATATTGACGAGCGTGACGCCATTGCGACTTCGGGTGCTTTTGCCCTTGGCCGCAAGGTGGACTCGCAGATTGATACTCTCTTGGCTGCCGCCAATACCGACAACGTAACTGCCAACGACCCGACTTCGTCTGCGCTTACTCGTGCCATTCTTCTTGAGATGGCATCGAATCTGTTCGCGCAGGATGTTCCGAACGACGGTCAGGTTTACGGTGCGTTGTCAGCCCAGATGTGGGCGAGAGCTTTGATGATTCGGGAGTTCTCTTCGTCCGACTGGATTGGCGCAACCGGTCTTCCGTTTACCGAAGGCATTCCTACTGGCGGCAGATTCAAGGACTGGATCAATGTCAAATGGGTGATGTTCTCGGGGATTACCGGTAACAACACGGCATCGGAAAGTGCCTTCATCTGGCACAAGTCAGCTATTGGTTATGGAGCCGGCAAGCACGCCGGTAACGTCGCCGGTCGCAATTCCGTGGCTGCTGACATCACTTGGCACGGCGACCGTGCCGCTCATTTCGTCAATCATATGATGAGCGGTGGCGGTGTCACAATCGACGGCAATGGTATAATCGAAGGTGTCTTCGATGTTACCGGTGCTTTCCCGACAGCATAAGGAGGGCTGAAAAATGGCATACACTGCTGGTAATCTTCACCTCCGCGCTGGTGCGCCGGGTGATCTCACCTATACCTACGACGCGACCGCCGACACTCTTGCGACGGTGGCCACGGCCGGGTATTTCAACAACACTGACGACGATCTCAACTTCGTTGCTGACGACTTGATCTTCGTCCAGGCTGGCGACGGCAATATGTGGCTACGGGTTTCGGCGATTTCGTCGGGCTCCGTTACCACACAGTTCGCCGGCGGCAATATGCCTGTCCAAACTCCCGCTACCGGTACTGCTGCGGCTCATTCGACCGAAGTGTTTGTCGGCCAGTACGAGATTGGGACTTCCATCTCTTCGGCGTCCCGCTTTATCCTGCCCATCCCTTATCCTGGGGCAGAGATGATGTTTCGCAAGGTCGACTCGGGAACAGCGGCGTTCTTCGTTGACGCTGGTGGGTCTGCGACTGCGGCGTTAGGTACGTCGATCACGTATGATTCCGTCGGAAACCGCCGGTTCGTGATGCAGCAAGAAGGTGAAACATTCCACGGGCGGGCAACCGCCGGTTCTTGTTGCGTTATCAGGGTGAGGGCTTCCACGTTGTTGGCAGCTCGACTTCGCGCTGGCGCATCTTGAATATGTACTCAGTTGCGACGTATGGTTCGGCGACCACCGGCTACGGTGCGAGCCTGTTCCTTATCAGCACTGCGTAGGATTTGGGCGGGGGGCTTCGGCTCCCCGCTTTTTTGTAACTTTGACGAGGGCCACGGTGAGAAGAATTGCAATGTTGGGCACTGGGCCTTCCGGTGTCACAGCCCCATACGAAGACCTTTCGTGGGAAATCTGGGGAGTGAGTTCCCGTCTGCCGTATGTTGTCCGCGCCGATAGGTGGTTTGAGCTGCATCGGATCGATGGGGAGCCTCAAGATTGGGCGGCTGAGTGGCGAGACGCGGTGAAGAAATTCGTTGGTGACGTGCCGCTCTATATGATTTACCCCGAAACTGGGATAGCTACCAATGTTGTGCAATATCCGACAGACCGTATCGCGGCCCGCTTCGGCACCTATTTTATGACCTCATCTTTCGCTTGGATGATGGCTTTGGCAATTGATGAATTGCGCCCGTTCGGCAGTGAGCCCATTGAAGGCGAAATCTCGGTCTTCGGCGTTGATATGGAATACGGGACGGAATACGTTCAGCAACGCGCGGGATTCAAGCACTACATCGACCTTGCCCGGATGTTGGACATTCCCATAACGCGGCTTGCTTCAGGCGGCATGTCCTATGAGCCGGTGCCGTACCCGATGTGGCAGGACGACCCCTTGTTAAACAAACTCGAGCTGAAGATTGCCGACAGTTCCAGAAAGTTGAAGGAATTGAACCGGGCGATCCGCCACACCCGTGAGATGATAGCGGGGGCCGATGCGAGGGTATCGGAACTGAACCTTGTCGTGGCAGGTGATTATGACCCAAAGGTGCGGTTCGCCGAATTGCAGAAGGAGCACAAGGGCCTCGTTGATATGTCGGCGAGCCTGAGCAAGGACATCGTTCATTGGCAGGCCGTCAGTGAAGAACAGGGATGGCTGAAGGATTTCTTGCAACCATGAAGAAACGAAGCACCGTTGGGATGCGGAGAAAAGCCGACAGGATGACCTATGCCGGTTCTGGCGCTGTTGCCGATAGGAAGATCGCGCTAGTAGGAACGGCACCGTCAGGAGAATATGCCCCATACGAAGACCCCTCGTGGGAAATCTGGGGAGTGAGCGCAAGGGCGGAATACGTCACCCGCGCCGATAGGTGGTTTGAGCTGCATCGTCTGTCGGGCGAGCCGAACGAGTGGATGGCGCGGTGGCGGGACGAGTTGACGGGCATTGCCAAGGACACGCCGCTTTTCATGCTGTATCCGTCCATCGAGGGTGCTGTCGCGTATCCATTCGATCATATCACGGCGAGGTTCGGCACATACTTTATGACGAGCAGCTTCGCTTGGATGATGGCCCTGGCGCTAGACGAGCTTTGCCCGATTGACGCCCCCCCTATCGGTGGCGAGATAGCCATCTTCGGTGTTGATATGGAATATGACTCGGAGTACGAGCAACAGCGCGCTGGATTCCGCCACTTCCTTGACCTCGCTAAAGCATGGGGTGTCGGTGTTACGCGGCTGGCGTCTTCCGGGCTGGCCTATGAGCCGATTCCGTATCCGATGTGCCAAGACGACCCGCTGTTGAATAAGCTGGATAAGAAGCAAGTCGAGGCGCGGGGGCAGTTGGACACGATAGAGGCAACGCTGGCGGTTGCCGAGCGGGTGATTGCCGAGAATGTAGCGGTGATTGCGGCGTTGAGGGAATACGGGCCGCCGAATCTTGATACGGGCCGCGAAATTAAACGCATGGAAAAAGAAACCGCCAAACTCCGCGAATCCGTGGGCGACATGCAGAAGAATTTCATCCGGTGGGAAACCGCCGAAGCCGAACAGCAATGGCTTCGGGATTACCTGACTCCATGAGCGTCCTGATTACGGGTGGGTCAGGAAGTTTTGGTCGTGCCTTCACAAAGCGATTGCTTGATGATGGTTGTCAGCGAATTTGCATATTCTCAAGGGGAGAGATTGCCCAAGCCGGGATGCGGGACCAATTTAAGGATGACGGGCGACTCCGCTGGTTCATTGGTGATGTTCGAGACAGGGACAGACTAAGAAGGGCGATGGAAGGTGTTGAGGTTGTTGTCCATGCGGCGGCTCTCAAACGAATTGAGGTTGGCCACTACAACCCTGTCGAAATGGTCAAGACAAATGTTCTTGGTGCGATCAATGTGATTGAGGCGGCAATGGATGCCAAATCCTCTTACGGCACTGCTGGGGTCGAGAAAGTCGTCGCCCTATCCAGTGACAAGGCATATCAACCCATCAGCCCTTACGGCTGTTCTAAAGCGCTGTCTGAATCGCTGTTTCTGGCAGCTAACAATTCACGCGGACCCCACGGGCCGAAATTTGCTGTAACGAGATACGGCAACGTCGCTGGAAGCGCGGGTTCGGTTATTCCTAAATGGCACGAGATTCTTGAATATGATTACGACCTTCCGGTTCCTGTCACGGACCCTGAATGTACGAGATTCTGGATGACGATGGATGAGGCCGTTGACTTGGTAATGCAAACCATAGAAACTATGCCGAACGAGATTGTTATTCCCAAGCTACCCGCGTACAGACTTGCTGACCTTGCTGAGGCAATGGGCGCGAAAATGAATGTGACCGGCCTCAACGGTTTCGAGAAAAAGCACGAAGGCATGAAAGACGGCCTCACGAGTGATACCGTACGGAGAATGTCCGTTGACGAATTGAAAGAGGGGTTGGCGCAGCTTTGAGTTTACCCGAACCTACGATGTAGGCGGTCATATATAGCGCGCTCGTGATTTTCCTCTTGTTTTGCGGTCCGTGCTTCAATAGCTTCGTGGTCCCTTATTTCTTGTGCAGTTTTTGGGCGGGTGTAGCGGATTATGATTTCTACGTGGTGTTCGCCTTCCCAGCCGCCTTCGCTCGTTATTTCAATTTCCGCAGTGCCGCGATATTCGGCGGGGATTTCTTCTGTCATCTTGTTTAGCCAGTCGATAAAATCAGAGAGTTTGGCCCCATAGTTTAAATTGGGCATGAAGTCCCAAATCGGTCCAGCGGAGATTGCGACACTCATGTTGCGCTTTGTCATGGTATCCTCTTTGCATGTTCGGTGAGTTTTCGGAGTATAATACGTTGTCTGACCCTTATCAAGTTGTCCGCGATTTCGAGGCCGAGCTTTGCAGATATACGGGTTCGCGTTTCGCGGTTACGATGACTTCTTGCACAATGGCGCTTTTGCTGGCGTGTTTTTGGGACGCAAAATGTCGAGCATCTGAATTTGACGGACTACGCATAAATATTGAGGTTATCCGGCGGATTCTTGAATTTGAAATTCCCCGTCGAACTTATGTTTCCGTACCTATGTCGATTATTCACGCTGGCGGTAAGGTGGCGTTTCGTGATGAGGAATGGTCCGGTGCGTATCAGTTAAAATCGTCGCCAGTTTGGGATTCAGCGCGGCGGTTTACGTCTGGAATGTACGTCGCGGGGCAGTTTCAGTGCCTAAGTTTTCATCCTTCCAAGATATTAGGTCTCAGTGGGCATGGTGGTGCGATCCTGCACAACGACCCAGAAGCCGACGAATGGCTACGCAAAGCCCGCTACGATGGCCGTACAGAGGGCTTGGCCCCAAAGGACGACAAGTTCACTATGTTTGGCTGGCACTGCTACATGGCCCCTGAAACGGCAGCACAGGGCCTTGTAAGGCTGAAACTGCTACCAGACCACAACGACGACCTGCCGAACAGCGATTATCCTGACCTCAGCAAAATGGAGATTTTTCAGTGAGGCGCTGCACGCGTTGTCTCTACCCTGACACAAAGCCCGACCTTTTTTTCAATGATGAAGGGGTTTGTTCGGCTTGTACCGCATCCAGCAAGCGTAGGAAAACCGACTGGAAGGCGCGCGAATGCGAATTGCTGAAAATCTTGGAGACAACACCTAGAAACGGATCGGGGTACGATCTAATAGTCCCTTCAAGCGGCGGGAAAGATTCAACGTGGCAAGTTCTCAAGTTTATTGAGTTGGGTGTCAAGCCTCTCGTTGTCACAGCGACGACCTGTCACCTGACGGACGTTGGAAGGAAGAATATCGACAACCTTTCAAGATTTGCGACCACAATTGAGGTGACGCCAAACCGGACTGTGCGGAGAAAGTTAAATCGGCTCGGGCTGGAACTTGTCGGCGATATAAGTTGGCCGGAACACGTCTCGATCTTTACAACGCCGTTCCGTATTGCCTGCGACCTTGGTATTCCGCTGATATTTTACGGGGAATGCAGTCAGGAAGCCTACGGCGGCCCACCCGGCACGGAAGAAGCGCGAGAAATGACTCAACGCTGGGTGCAGGAATTTGGTGGCTTTCTTGGTTTACGACCGTCCGATATGATCGGCCAGAATGGGATAACCGAGGCCGATATGGCTGACTATTCCCCGCCGGCTAGTGTAGAGAACGTTACGGCCTATTTCCTTGGTCAATTTTATGAGTGGGATAGCCGCATAAATTGGGAGCGGGCAGCGGCGGCGGGGATGATATCTGTACTGCCCACACCAAGAAACTGGTGGCCTGCGGAGAATCAAGACAACGCACAGACCGGCCTGCACGATTGGTTGATGTTTAAGAAATTCGGCTACGGTCGCGCAACGGCTCAGATTAGCGTTGATATCAGATATGGCAGGATTTCCCGTTCTAATGCCCTGAAGGAAATCGAGCGTCGGGAATGCTTGTATCCCGACGAGTATATGGGCCTGTCGATTGACGAAATTCTCCGTCCGCTAGGGTTGGATCGTGTGACATTCGATGCTATAGTTGAAAAACACACCCCCACCTCTAGGACGGAATAATGGACACAATCTATTTTTGTGATGACGCTAGTCGAATAAAAATAGGCTTTAGTTCAACGCACAAAAGCCGCCTTGATACACACTTTTCTAGCGGACTGACCCTGCGAGCCATAGTTCAGGGTGGATATGCCAATGAACAGGAAATCCATAAACACTTTCGTAAATATCGACTTAGTTTTGGTAAAGAAAATTTTGAACCCGTAAATGAGATATATGAATATATTGATGCTCTTCTCGCGAACGGGTTTGCGGCCTCTAAAATAGATGGAGTAGAGGCGCTGCCCAATTTACCGTACACCGTCTGGCGACCCGACAGAATATCTTATAAGACTCACAAGGATGGGCAACAAGATATGTGGGGTCATCTCCCAGCAAAGGAACGTGTACAATATCTTAGTGACTACGCTTATCTTAATTCTCAAAGCGATGAATGGTACACACCGGAATCTCTGATAAAACCAGTTTTAAAATTGTGGGGGAAGATTGATCTGGACCCTGCCACAACAGGCAACGTAAACGATAAGTGGATAAAGGCGGAATATTATTATACGAAAGAGGTTGATGGTCTTTCTGCTTCACTGGAATGGTTCGGACGTGTGTGGTTAAATCCGCCCTACGGAAGAGGCAATAATTCTGCTGCTCCATTTGCTGACAGATTGGTCAAGGAATTTAATGGAGGAAATGTCGCAGAAGCAATAACATGTTTGAATATTAATAGCACAACATCGCAGTGGTTTCAGCCCATATGGCAATACGCTGCCGTTCATTGTATTTGCAAAGGCAGACCGAATTTTATAAGTCCAGATGGAGATAGCGGGGGGTCTCCGAACAAAGGAACCATTCTTTCGTATTTCGGACCTAATGATAAAAAGTTTTGTAACATTTTTGGAAAACACGGCACAATTATATCAACATGCTGAAGCGCCGCATTATCCCAACCCTTCTTATGAAAAACGGAATGCTTGTCAAGGGCGAGAGGTTCGATTCGTGGCGGAGGATAGGCCCCGTTCTACCAATGGTGCGGGTCTACGAGACTCGTGGCGTGGATGAGCTTATTTTGCTGGATATTGGTGCAACCCCTGAAGGCAGGGGACCGGACATGGCTACAATCGCTGCCGTGGCGGATGAGTGCATGATGCCGCTGACCGTTGGGGGTGGTATACGAGACCTCGATACCATTCAGGAACTTTTGAGGATTGGTGCTGATAAGGTGGCCATTTGCACGGCTGCGATGGACGATCCCGGAATAATCGACGCGGCGGCGAAAAGATTTGGCTCGCAGTGTATCACCGTTGCCATTGATGTGCGGCACGGTTTCGCTATAAAGCGTTGCGGGACAGTCTGGGTGAATCCAGCATCAATTAGCATGTGGTCGCCTGAGCGGCTTGCGAAGGGGATGGAACGAATGGGCGCAGGCGAAATTCTGCTCACTTCAATTGATAAAGACGGAACATTACAAGGTTACGACCTCGACCTTATCCGTTCTGTCTCGCAGGCTGTTTCCATACCAGTAATTGCCTCGGGAGGGGCGAGAGATTATGACGATTTTGCTGCGGCCTTTGAAGCCGGCGCTCATGCCGTCGCTGCCTCTGCTTTATTTCAATTCACAGAATCGACGCCCTTGGGTGCAAAACGTCATCTAGCAGAACAAGGAATTCCAGTGAGACTCTAATGACCACAGTGGTTATAGTCCAAGCACGCTTAACGTCCACACGGCTGCCAGCCAAGATGATGTTGTCCCTCGGTGGTGAACCTTGCATTCGTCACGTCCTACGCCGTGCCAAGGAAATCCCAGGTATTGATAAGGTCGTCTGCGCCACCCCTGTAAGCAACAGCGCCCCTATCTGGCGCGAGGCGATGGCATTGGGCGTAAAGGTTGTTCAGGGTTCGGAGCATGACGTTTTGGGTCGCTTCAGGAAAGCGGCGCTTCTTGTAAATGCCGATATCGTAATGAGGATTACAGGTGATTGTCCCTTGATTGACCCAGAGATTTGCGGGCGTGTTCTTGAACTTATGGAAGACGGAGTTGATTATGCGTCTAACGTCATGCCGAGAGGCTTCCCGAAGGGGCTGGACTGCGAGTGTTTCACCATGGAGGCCCTTGAGAGAGCGCACAAGGAAGCCGACGACCCTTACGACCGCGAGCATGTTACCCCGTTTATTCAAAGAATGATGTACTGCGTTAATCTCGACGGTGACGATGACCCCAATCTGAACTGGTGTCTAGATACACTTCAAGATTATCTGTTTTTGAGTGAGAGGTTCGCATGAGCGAAGTTGAGATGTGGCGTGGAGAACTCGGGAATGAGTATACCAAGCAGAATCTTGGTACTGGTATGCCGGGCCGCAAGATATTATGGACAGATATTTTAACGCAGTCTCTAATGCGTCCGAAGTCGTTTCTTGAAATAGGGGCCGGGAATGGTAAAAATCTCTGCGCCCTTCGTGGGATGGGTTTTAAAAATCTTTTCGGAGTTGAACCCAACAAGAATGCTCGCGACCTACTTTCAACTTTTGGATTTCACACTTATGACGGCACAGCTATAAATCCTTATTGCACCGCCGATTTAGTCTTTACTTCCGGGGTCCTTATTCATATCCCGCCCGACGAACTGCTGGCAGCCTGTCAGGGCATCTATGACGCCGCCGAGAGATACATCGTTTGTATCGAATATTTCTCTGATGAACCAGAGACGAAGCCTTATCGCGGACGGCACCTCTGGAAACGTGATTTCGGCGATTTCTGGATGGAGAATTTTGACCTACAGCCATTAGGCTGCGGCTTCGCTTGGAAGCGAACGACGGGCCTCGACAACTTGACATGGTGGACCTTCGCAAAATGAGGCTTGTTGATATCTACAAGTCACCTGATTCAGTTGATGTACTTTACAGGTTGCTTGAGGAACGCCCCAAATCGGCGAACATCAGCCACAAACTGATGCCAAGCCGCAAGAAGCACAAGGGTTTTGTTGAATCCTGCCCCTATACCGCGTGGTATCTGGTGTTAGTCACCTACGGACAGCGGGTCGGGGCAATCTATCTGACGCGCGAGGATGAGATTGGCGTCAGTATTTTTAAGGACCACGAGCGCTGTGGTTACGCTACGACGGCAATCCGAATGTTGATGGGGCTCCATCCACGCAAACGATTTCTGGCGAATATCAACCCTGAAAACGAGGGTTCAATCGCGATGTTCGAGAAACTCGGTTTTTCTCACATCCAAAATACCTACGCGCTTGATGTTTGACCTTTCGAAGCCCTTTATCATCGGAGAGGCCGGAACGTGTCACGCCTCTCCAAATGTCAGTGAGCGGCTTGGAAATGCAAAGCGATACGTTCTTGCCGCGAAGGATGCTGGTGCAGATTCTTGCAAGTTCCAAATGTTCGATAACACGGACTTGTTCTGTCCCTATGAAGGCGACGAGTTAAGAAAACCCCGTTGGTTGGATAGCTGGATGACCTTCGGCGAGTGGTGCCAAGTCAAGGAATTCACCGAAGCCTGCGGGATGATGTTCCTCGCCAGCGTGTTTCAGCATTCGATGGTTGAACAGTTGGGCAGGCTGGGTGTTGAGGCAACTAAGGTGGCGAGCCGTGCAGCAAAGAAATTTCCTTACGGTAAAGCACCCAAGCCCTATTTGATTTCAACTGGAATGTTGAAGTCATTACCGCTTGAAATGTCACAAATAGACCATGGACATCAATGCTATCGTCTTCAATGCGAATCCAAATATCCATCGACGGTACAATGGTCTAATGATCCTGACCTCCAACATGAAGGTTTTTCCGACCATTCCGGCACCCCAGAACGAGCAATCGACGCCCTATCGCGTGGCTGTAAGTTAATCGAGGTACATTTCTACATAGACCGGTTGGATGCGGGGCCGGACCTTCCTGCATCGTTAAATCTGGATCAACTCAAAACAGTTTGTGAGGCTAGAGACAAATGAACAACACCAAAGACGACAAAATTCTTCCCCAGGAATTCCACTTTGAGGACACGGCGGACAGCGTTCGTGTGAAAACCGTCGTTGGCAAGGACAAAATCAATCAGGACACCCTTGTCCGACATGCCCGACATTTCCGTCTCGGAGCCGGGACGATTATCAAGGTTCAGGTTATGACGAAGGAGTACGACGTTCTCCTATATTCAGCAGACTTTGTAATTGAGCGTGCAGTCGAAACGATGAAGCAAATCATTGATGAGCGCGGTGAGAGAACCGCCAACGTGATTGATTACGAAATCGTGCAGGACAGCGAGTGGAAGTCCTATGCGAAAGTGCTGGAGCCCGTTCCTGTGGTCGAGGAAGGTGAAACCGAGCGATACGTTCCGGGTGAAGCCGAGGCCAAGTGGAATCCCGGCAAGAAGACGTATGAAATCAAGATTGGGGACGAGGTTTTGGCGACGGAACGAGATAAGGACCGTGCCTGCCGAGTCAAGGACGTCTTCCACGTCCCGGGCCGTGACCTCGTTGTTCCTGGTACTTGTGGTGCCGTAGCTTTTCTTGCAACCCAGATGGCTGCCGCTTACACCAACATAGGCGCTTCTTATATCAATGCCCGAGGACGATTGCGCCCTTTTTACGGCCTCGCGTATGGATGAGGTCACGGCCTCCATGTCCACCACAACGCCCTTGCGCATCCCGGCCGAAGGGGCAATGCCCACCCCCAGGACCTCAGCCGCTCCGCCTGAGGGGCGGGCCACCACCACGCATACTTTCGTAGTGCCGAGGTCAAGGCCGACGATGGTCTTCGGGCTCAATGTATAACCTCCGCAATGGGCTTCACTATCACGCGGTTTGCAAACCGCAGGTCTATGTAGTCGATCTTTATGGGGCGGCGCTTTATCTCGTCTATCAAGTCAAAAAGCCTTGCCAGCTTCTGCTCATAGGAGCCCTCGCCCACCTTTATCTCCATGCCGTCTATCCTTACGGCAAGGTCCTTTGTGTCGCCGTCCAGGCCCACGATGTCCACACTCTGGGCCCTCTTTGCGATCCCCGCGTCATTGATGACCTTGGCCAGGCGGAGGGCCTCGTGGAACTCCCTGGTGTCCCTGGTGTCATAGGACTCGATGATGGGCAGGAAACG